AGGTGTCCGAGGCAAAGGCAGAGATAGCGACACTAAAGGCCAAATCAGAAGAAAGCAGAAAAGAGAACGTAACCCTATGGTTTGCGTTCGTTGGCTCCTTACTTGCGTCAATCGGTGTGCTTGCGGTTGCGTTTTCCCCGTTTAAGCAAGGCGGAGCAGTTCTAGCAATTGCTGGAGTTCTAATAGGTGGCTCTGGCCTCCTGTGGGATAGCACTCTTTTCAAGGTGTCGGCTTCAGCGTGTGCCATTGCTGCAATTGCCTATACTGCTTATTACATATACAAGAGAAATAAATAAATGGATAACAATAAAGATTTTTGGTCATCTGTTATAGATGGCACACTCATAAGTGGACTCATAGGAGGACTCGGTATGGTTTGCAGACTGCTACTGTCAGACAATAAAGAGATTACTTGGGTTGTTGCCATTAGGCACATACTGGCCGCTAGCATCACCGCCATAATAGTCGGGCACGCGGTTAAGGATTTTATATCATACGAAAGTGCGAGATTTGGCATAGTTGGCATCGCGGGATACTCAGCCCCAGAGATACTTGAATACGGGCTTCGTGCAGTCAGAAAAAGAATTGAAAATTTAAAAAAGTAGGTTGACTGTAACCCCAGCGGGGGTACAACTAGCCTTATGGTTATCAATGTTTCAAAGTTGCTTGACGCTGCTGGCGGCAAGGCTGACGTGCACGCTATGCTGTGTTCACGCGGTTGTGCCGTTACGAAGAAAGCCATTGACAAGTGGATTTCGCGCAACAGCATCCCCTCATACGCACTATGTGCTTTTATTCTTGCTTGCGATAAGCGAGGAATAAGAATAGACCTTAAGAACTTCACCGATGAAAACTAAAAAACCCACACAAGAAAAAGAAATATCACCCGCAGAAGAACTCGTCAAAATGCGTGTTCGGCTTGCGTCAATCTCAAGAGAAAAAGCTTTCTTGGTTTCCGAGGAGAAGGAAATCCAAGCCAAACTCAACGAGAGGTATGGACGCGTATTCACTGACGAACTCACCCAGCGTGAAAAGCAGTATGGCGAAGTGACCATGCTCATCGGTGAAAACAAAGTTACGATGGAAGTGAAAAAAAGCGTGACATGGGATAGCGACATGCTCTACAACATTGCCAGACGAATTGGTCCAGCAAGAGCCACCCAGTTCATGACCATCGAAGCCCACATCACGGAAACAAATTATTCCAAAATTCCCTTGACTGAACCTTTCCTCGCTGAAATAAACGAGGCCAGAACTGTAAAGTATTCGACTCCTAAATTCTCCTTTCCAACCAAAGAATAAAACACACATGAAAACGCCACACACAAAATTCGGGTTCATCAAGGCTGACGACAGGCTCAAGGCCAAGCCCAAGGTGAACATCGCCATGTTCGGTCCAAGCGGAGTCGGCAAGACTACGCAGGCCAGAACTCTCGACCCAGCCTCAACTCTTTTTGTTGACCTCGAAGCAGGAACGCTCGCCATCCAAGATTGGGCTGGTGACGTGTTCGACATTCGTGTTGCTGCTAGTGCAACCAAACTCCACCCTTGGGAGGTCGCTCGCCTACTTGCGTTAATCGTAGGTGGTGCCGACCCTTCCGACAAGGACGGCCCCTATAGCCAGCAGGCCCTTGATTGGGCTAAGGAGACCCTTGGCATCCCAGACCTCGACAAGTATAACGTAATCTATCTAGACTCCATTACTGTCGCGTCCCGCTTCTGCTTGGACTTCTGCAAGAGCAGTCCTCTGGCTGTATCTGAGAAGACTGGCAAGCCAGACAACCGAGCCGCCTATGGCATGCTGGGTCAAGAGATGGTTCGCTGGCTTACCCACCTTCAGCACTCCATCAAGTCTATTGTCGTAGTGGGCATCCTTGACCGCGTAGAGGACGACCTAAAGCGTGTCATGTGGGAGCCCCAGATTGAAGGAGCAAAGACGGGCAAAGAACTTCCAGGAATTTTTGACCAAGTTTTGACCCTTCAGAACTTTAAGGCTGAGGACGGCTCGATGTATCGTGCCTTTGTCTGTCAGCAACAGAACCAGTGGGGATACCCTGCCAAGGACCGCAGTGGCCGACTGGACCTCTTTGAAGCCCCCGACTTGGGCAAACTCATGAAGAAAATTCGTGATGGCAAGAGAATTGACACTACACTGGTTACCGCCCTTCCTCCCAGTGGAGAGTCCAACTAACAAATAGGAGAGCAAAACCAAAAAACACAAAACACATACAAACATGAAGTTCACCCCCGAAGCAGGTCTTGGCGACAAGGCCGAACTCATCCCGAATGGCACTCTCGTTAGTGCCGTCATTACCGTAAACCAAATCAAGCAGTCTCAGAACACCGAGGGCAGGTATCTTGCCATCGAACTGACTGTTTCGTCTGGCGAATACCGCAACCGCAAGGTCTGGGACATGCTCTGCGACCATCAAGACGAGCGTAACAGCGAGGCTTGGCGTAAGATGGGACTCATCTCCCTCACCCGAGCCCTTGAGGCTGGCGGTGCTATCAACTGGAAGGACGCGTCTGCGTACGAAGCCATGAATGGTAAGTCCATTGATGAACTCGCTCGCCTGCTCGATGGCCTCGAAGTTGTCATTAAGGTCAAGATTGAAAAGTCTTCCGACCCCGCACACGCTGACAAGAACAAGGTTGGCGAGTGGCTGACCCCTAACGAGAAGTCCAGCGGTAACACTGGTTACAGGAAGTGGAAGTCGGAGGCCGCTAATGACGCTTCTGAGTCCCCTGTGTCCAAGTCGGCCCCGAAGTTTGCTAACCCATCGGCTGGTTCTGCTCCCGCGTGGCTCAAGAAGCCCAGCGGTAACAGCAACCTTCCGTTCTAATTAACCCAAGTCCCCAGATTTGATTAGTTGTGTGGTCAAATCTTAATGTAAGTGCCATAGCGTGGCATGTGTTTATGGCACTTACAGGGCACACCTTAAAACAACCCGAAAGGGTACACACACAAACTTTCCACCACACAAATGAAAAACATAAGCATCGCATCACTAGTAAAATTTAAAGAAGGCCTCAATGAAGCAGGCAGTAAGGGGAAGCCATATACGCTTTCAAACCCATCTGACGTTTCTATGATGGTCGATGAGTTTATTAAAATTCGCCATGAGCGAGATGCTCTTTTATCAGAGCAGGAAAAACTGCTCAAGGTTTTATCCGCGCTCCAGACTATGGCCGAAATGGTCCAAGAGATTATTCAAGAATGAGCACTGACGAATATAATTCAAGGCAGATGGTCAACCTACAGGCTGACCGCATAACGGAACTGGCACTCAAAAACATGAGATACAAGGAAAACTTCTCAGAACTTATGGACATAGCAGTTACCATGCGTGGCCTCATTGTATGCACTGGTCTAGACCAAGATGCTAGCAATCATCAACTGAAGGCTCAGTGCGAAAGGCTCATGACATTTATCAGCGACAAGCGATGAAAAAGAGCGAATACTTTTCAGACCTCTACTATGATTGCAGAGAGGAACTCAAATCAAGAGAGGAAACCATTAAGGACCTCGAACAGACAATCAAAAATCTTCAAATCCAAATCAACACACAAAATGGACAAACAACCAACGGACCCAGTTCAGAAACTAATTGATGACGCTATGGTCATCGAACACCAGAAGCAAACGAGGCGTAATTACCTCGGTGCTTCTCGTTGGGGAGAAACCTGCAGTCGCAAGTTAGCCTACGAATTTCACGGCCAAAAGTCAGACAGGGGATTTCCTGGGAAGACACTGCGTATCTTTAACTGCGGACATGATGGCGAAGAACGTATGGCAGAGTACATGAAATCGGCTGGATTTGTAATAACCACTCATAAAGAGGGAGGAGGACAAATAGGCTTTGAGGCATTTGAAGGCAAACTAAAAGGACACATAGATGGGGCAATAACAGACGGACCGCAAATTGACGGACTACAATACCCATGCCTCTGGGAGAACAAGATGCTTGGGATGAAGTCATTTAATGATGTTGTAAAGAAAGGCGTTAAGGCAAGCAAGCCAGTTTATTACGCCCAGATGAATATCTACATGGGCTACATGGAACTGGGTCAAGGCCTGTTTACCGCCCAGAACAGAGACAACTGTGAGATTTACTCTGAAGTCATAAACTTTGACGCACGCAACGCACAAGAGTGTTCCGACAGGGCCATCAATGTTGTTACATCTGGCAACCCAGAGGAGTTCCCCCGTATAACAAACGACTCGTCTGACTTTAGATGCAAGTTTTGCGACTACAGGAGCACCTGCCACAAGTTAGAGAGTGAGTCTGTCGAAATAAACAGCACTGTTATTATTGACGACAAGAACATAGACGGCAACCCTTTCCTATTCATATGAGTATCCGCGAACGACTATCAGAACAGAACCCAGAAATGATTTTCATGGATGGGTTCGATAACTGCCTTATCGGCACAGTTATATCATTCGGTAACAACTCGGTGGCGTGCTACGATACCAACAAGGTTATCGCCAAGCACATCGCTGACGGCATGACCGAAGACGAGGCTTGGGAGTTTTTTGAGTTTAACCAACTCGGTGCCCACGCTGGCGAATTTAATCCAGTCTTCTTCGTCCCAGACGCAGAATAACATGATTGACCAATCGCGGGTGCTTGCCCACCTGTCAATGCTGTTTCCGTGTGAGTTCACGGACAAGGAATATGTTTGCCTCCGTGGTATCGGAGAAAAGGGGACTGAGCGTGAAGGCATCTTCAAGGAAGATATCTTCATGCATCCATTCAGTAATCCCGCATGGATGCTACACGCTTGCAACCACGTAAAACGCTGGTCGGAGAATGGCATCGCGTCATTCATAGTTCCCGGAACTCTCAAGGAAGCCAGAGGCTCGGCTGAGGCCGTCTCTTGGTTTGCTTGCGTCATTGTGGATATCGACAGCGGTAACACCACCGACAAACTAGCCCACGCTGAGAAGTATTTGGGCCAGCCGTCAATGGTGGTAGAGTCTGGCGGTACGACTGACGAAGGCTTCCCGAAGGTTCACGCGTATTGGCGTGTGCCACCAACCAACGACATCGCAAGCATCGTAAAGATTAGACACGCCATCGCGGTGGCCGTAGGCGGTGACCCGCAGTTCGGACTGGGAGTCCCGTCAAATCCGTTTGGGCGAGCACACCAGCCTGTCCGTATTGCTGGCTCGTTCAACTGCAAGGGCGGTATCAAGAAGCAGGTAACCATTCGCGAGGAGCACGACACCATGATGCAAGACCCAAGCGGTGTTCTCATGATTGTTGAGGCCATGCCTAGGGCAGAAGGACTGCCACCGCTTGCCGCTGACGCTCGTTACACCTTTAAGAAGGAGGAGAAACTAGACTTAACCAAGACCATCAAGGCTGGCGGAGACGGAGAAGAAACCCGCTGGGGTATGTTTAACCG